CGCAGTGGCCTCTACGCTCTGCGCGGACAAGGCTGTGGGATCGCGCTGCTGGCCGACTGTGCCGATTCAGCGACGTGGACAACACAGGCCGGCTTCGGGCTGCAAGAGGGCATCTACATGATCCTCACGACACCCCCCGGCGATACGATCGCCAATGCCGTGACAACCATCGCGGCAGCCGGGCTGAACCGTTACGCTGCAAAGCTGATGTTCGGCGATTGGTTGTGGTGGTCCGATCAGGTCAACAACACAGTCCGTCTTGTTTCGCCTCAGGGTTTCGCGGCCGGCCGGCTGGCCAACCTGTCGCCCGAGCAATCCAGCCTGAACAAGCCGATTTACGGGATTATCGGTAGCCAGCGGACCGGCACCCCCGGCTCCGGTCAGAACACCGCCTACTCGTCCGCCGACCTCAGCGCGCTGCTGGCGGCAGGCATCGACCTGATCTGTAATCCTCAACCGGCCGGTTCGTTTTGGGGTGTTCGCGGGGGACGCAATACATCCTCCAATCCCGCAACGGACGGCGACGATTATACCCGTCTGACCAACTACATCGCCGAGACCCTCGCTGCCGGCATGGGCCAATATGTCGGACAGGTCATCAACAGCAATCTGTTCAACCAAATCAGATCCACCCAACTCTCGTTCCTGAACAACATGTTGGGCCAAGGTCTGCTCGGGAGCACGGACGGCTCGATACCCTTCAGCGTTATTTGCGACGCAAGTAATAACCCGTCGTCCAGAACCGGACTTGGCTACGTTCAATCCGATGCCCAGGTGCAATACCAGGCGATCAATGAACGGTTTATCGTCAATGTCGAAGGCGGACAGACAGTCCAGGTATCTCGGCAGACGCTTCCGACCGGACAGGTTAACTAGGAGACAATGCAGTGGCATTAACCTTATTCTCGATCGGCCGGGATACCCAGCTTGTCGTGATGGGCCCGGGCGGCCGGGTCGATATCAGTCACGTGACGGGCTTCGAAAGTCATCAACTGACAAGCCCGGTTCGCATCAACCGGCTGGACGGCCGCCAACTGGGCGCCGAACTGCCCAAGGGCTGGGAGGGCAGCTTTGAGGCCGAGCGCGGCACATCCGCTCTCGACGATTTCATTTCGACTTTGGAGCAGGCATTCTACAACGGCGCCGGTACCCAGACAGGCACGATGTATCAATACATAACCGAGACAGACGGTTCGGTTTCGACATATCAATTCGATGGGGTCGTGTTCAAGCTCGCGAGCGCAGGAAGCTGGAAAGGCGATTCCAGCGTGAAACAGAAGCTTGAATTCTATGCCACCCGGAAGCGGCGTATCTGATGACGCCCTCACAGACCATCGTGCGCGACGCCGTCAAGATTCTGACGGTCGTCGATAAGTCCGGCCGCCGGTTGTCGCTTCGGCGTTTAACCGCTCTTGATACGCTGCGGCTATTCAAGGCGGCGGGGCCGGTCTTGGCCCAGAACGAGCCTTGGCTGTCCATGGCAGGGTTGGCATTTTCTGTTCTGGACATCGACGGCGTGCCCCAACCCGCCCCGGTCACCGAGGCCCAGATTGAGGGCCTGATCGATCGGTTGGGCGACGCCGGTCTGGCGGCGATTGCGGATACAATCAAAGAAGAACCCGACGCCGGGCCTCAATTGGGAAACTTGCCCGGCACCCCGTCCTGATCGATTGCCTCTATCTTGTTCGAAACGGGGTGCCTTTCGACGTCGCCTTTTCCCTTTCTGAGACAGAAAGAACTGCCTACGTGATAGCCTTTGGCGTTCTGGAAGGTCACGCATTCGATTGGTCAACGTTCGCATGGACGGCGCCCTCGTGACCAAAATCACCAACGCGAATGCCCCGCGGATCGCGTGGTTCGTGGCCCTACAGAAAGTAATGAACTTTCCGAAGTATTTCTTTGCGCCTCTGGCTTCCGTCCGACACCGCTACAGGGCACCCGGGCAACAACCCGAGGGTTCTGCCTTTTTGCCTCGCATCCCGACGGCGGCTTTCTCGTGGATGCAGTCTCAAGCCGCGAGCACAACACCAAAGACGGTATTGCCCTCTTTCTTAGCGCCGAACACACCGGCCTACGATCCGGTCGTCGGTAGGTCACGCCCCCAACGTGCAACCTACCCATGGGGCCAAGCGACAAAATGGATGTTGAATAACACCTCCATGGCAGCGCCAGCACCGTCGAATCCCTTGCTGGCGGACGAACCGAAGACCAACTTCTTTCGTAAGAACATCGGTTTCTCGCAGATTAGGTTTCGCCGTTTTCTGCTCCCCCCGGCTGCCTCGTTCGTGCCCCCCCAAAGATCGGCCCCGGCGTTGGCAGCGACATTTCCTACCCAAACGGGTCGCGGTGACCCACCTGCGGATAGTTCCCCGCAACCGGAACGTTGGCTGGCGGTCGGCTCGAAAGTCCCGGCTACCGCCGGTTCACGGTTCGCCGAACAGCCGGCACCCGAGCCTGACTTCGCAAGTCAAGCGGATCAATCTACCGAGGGATCCAGCGATAAACCAGCCGACAGCCACGAACAAGACCACCATCGATCCGTAACGATGCTCCACATCGACGGGTCCGCGCTTGGTCGGTGGGCAATACAACATTTGGGACGCACGCTTGGAAAACCCGCCTCCGGAATGACCAGTGTTGACCCTCGGGCGAGCGTGCCGCGCAGTCGAGTAGCACCGTTCTGACCCATTCATGGAAGTAACCTGACCCTTGAAGGATTCCCCTATCCAGATCGGATCGATTGATCTTCAGGATTTTGAGGTTCCCCCATCCATTCGCTTCGGGGGACGACAGAGACTTGCCGTCCATATCCTGTCCAACGGCCAAAGAGTTGTCGAGCGGCTTGGCCCAGAGGACGGGGATATCGTCTTCGAAGGCAAATTTTCCGGGCCGAACGCCGAATCCCGAGCGCGACTGTTCGACAATATGCGCCTCTCGGGCGAAGTCGTGCCGCTGACATGGGCATCGTTCCGACGGACGGTCGTCGTCAAAAGCTTCGTCGCCAGTTATCAAAGTCCTTGGTGGATCCCCTATCGAGCGACCTGCACGGTCGTTTATCAATCTGGCACAACGCCGGGGCTTGCCCCTCTGGTAGCGGCCTTGATATCCACTGATCTCAGCAGCGCCGGGCGTTCTGCCAGCGGGTCAGGCATCGATCTTTCGGCGCTTCAAACCTCACTTTCTGCCCCGAACGCACTGACGACCGGCACCGCCGACCAAACTCAGGCCGCTCTCGCGGTCGCTTCGACACTGGGCGCACTGAATGCCGGAATTACCCGGTATTCAGCTCAGCTTAGCAGCCAGCCCCAGGAGATTGCAGCCACCGTCAATGCGGCCGGGTCACTGGCGTCCGCTGTGAACACCAGGTGCTATGTTGGGCGAATTGGCACAAATCTGACCAGCAGCGGCAATTGACATGCGAAGTATCACGGTAGTCGGTGGCGATCTGTTCCATATAGCCGCCAAGGAACTGGGCAGTGCCCTCCAATGGATCAATATCGCCAAGGTGAATAATCTGTCCGACCCAATTTTGATCGGCCAGACGCAATTGGTGATCCCCGCATCATCTTCAGCATTTTCGGACGGGATCGGCCCGCAATAGATGACCAGCACGATGGTGGGCGGGGCGGGAATCGGCATTTCCGTCAACGGCATTCAAATCCAGGGTTTATTGCACGCATCTTTCGCCACAACCAATTGCTTTTCAGCCGATACGTTTGCTCTGACCTTCGCACTCGGCTCTTCCCCGCTCAGTGATATCGGGTTTTGGTCGGCCGCCTCCCTTGCCTATGTGGAGGTTTCGACGATCACCAGCAACGAGATTTTAATCACCGGCATGGTCGATTCGATACTCATCGACCCGGTTCTGGCAACCGTGGCGATCGAGGGACGAGATTTGTCCGCCTCAATGATCGACTCCTATCGCCAACAGGATTTCGTCAACCAAACAGCGTCGGAGGTCGTCTCGGCCATTGCGGGCTACCACGGCCTTGATGCGGCGGTCTCGCCAACAACCGGCAATGTCGGCCGTTACTATGGAGACGGTTATACAAGGCTCTCGCTCGGCCGTTTTTCCCGGCTTCGGTCGGACTGGGACCTGGTCGTTCAGCTTGCGCGAGAAAACGGCTTCGACGTCTTTGTGTCTGGCACCATGCTGTTTTTCCAACCCTCCACGCAAGCCAACAGCGAAACCGTTCCCCTTGCGACAAGCAACGTTCAACGGCTGCGGATCGAACGGGCACTGTCCATTACGGCCAGCACGACCGCTCGAGTGCAATCCTGGAACTCTCAGAACATGGCATCGTACGATAGCAACAGCGCTGCTGCTCAGTCCACAGCCACCCCGGGCGATCAGGCATTTCTCTTTTCGTCATCGAACCTGACGTCGCAACAGGTCACCGATGCGGCAGGACGCTACACCTCGGAATTAAACCGTCTGGCCTCGATGCTACACGTTGACATGCCATGGGACCTCACGCTCACGCCGCGAACGGTCGTATTACTTCAAGGTACCAACTCCGTATTGGACACAACATACAGAATCGACAGCATAGAGCGCCATTTTAATTCCAAATCCGGGTCCACTCAGAGCGTTCGTGCCGCCGCGACCTGATAAAAGAGGGATCATGTTGGATAGGTTATCGAATGCCATAAAAAACCATGCCGCAACCTTGGATCAATCCGCTGGCCAGATAAAATTTGGCACCATATCGTCGGTGAATCCCGGCAACTCCACCGCAAGATTGCTGATCCAGCCTGACGGCGTGCTATCGGGCTGGCTGCCGTTGTTATCCCAGTGGGTCGGCAATGGTTGGGGAATGGTTTGCCTGCCCACGCCAGGGGACCAGGTGCTGTTCGTTCCTCAGGAAGGCGATATGGAACAAGGCGTCATCATCGGCCGCTGCTTTTCGGCGAAACAAGTGCCGCCGGCGGGCGCCATCGGCGAATTTTGGCTGGTCCATGCAACAGGCAGCAGCATTAAACTCTGCAACGACGGCACGATCCAAATGGCCGGCGATCTGCATGTCCAGGGCGACATTTACGATCGCCAGGGACCACTCGGCGCTCTGCGTGGACATTACAATGCGCATACCCACCCTGTCGCTCCGAATCAGACAACCGGCGCGCCATCGCCTCTGGATCAATGAACTTGAACGATATCTTTCATGAGTGGGGTTCCGACCTCGTCGTCGGGGCGGGAGGAGATCTTGCCCTGGCAAGCAGGGCCGATACGGTCACTCAACGGGTCGTACGCCGCCTTCTTACCAACCCGGGCGGCTATATTTGGAATTTAGACTATGGAGGCGGACTGGCGCAATTCGTCGGTGTTCCCGCTAATCCCGCCAAAGTGGAAGCAATCGTGAGCACGCAATTGACGCTTGAGTCCGCGGTTCCCAAAAATCCGCCCCCACAGGTCAGTGTCGCCGAGACCGATACGGCTGCCGGGTATGTGGTCGCCAATATTACCTATGCCGATCCTGCGTCCGGATTGGCGGTGGGCATCAACGTCACCGCAGGCGAAACAGCATGAATCTGAGCCTCAAAGGTTTTTCACAGCTCGTTCAGGACATGGGGGCAGCCCTTCAAAGTTCCAGCACCGCTCTGATCGATATTTCCGTGGGATCGGTCGTTCGCGCGATATTCGAAGCCAATGCATCGGTGGTTCTGTGGCTACAGTGGCTACTCTTGCAGATCCTGCAGACGACACGCGCATCGACATCACAAGGCACAGACCTCGACTCCTGGATGTTGGACTTCGGACAAACGCGGCTGCCTGCCACGCCGTCAACCGGCATGGTTACATTTTTCCGATTTTCTGCCAATCTGCCCGCCATCATTCCGGTTGGAACCACTATCAAGACCACCGACGGGTCCTTGAGCTTCACTGTGACCGAAGATCAAACCCTATCCAATTGGCAATCTTCCGGATCGGGGTATTTGTTGCCGGTTGGCGTAAGTTCGACAAATTTGCCGATAGCATGTGCGGCTAGTGGATCAGCGGGCAACGTTTTGGGCGGCACGATCACCGTGATAGCGGCCTCTCTTCCCGGAATCGATCAGGTCAACAACGCAAGTCCACTCACGAACGGAGCCGATGCGGAAAGCGACACCGCTTTTCGTGCACGATTTCATAACTACCTCGCCAGCCTCTCCCGAGCCACGCTGACCGCGGTGCGCAATGCGATCGCGAATGTACGCCAAGGCCTGGATGTGGCGGTCGCCGAAAATACCACGGCTAATGGTGTGGCACAGATCGGTTCGTTCGCTGTGATCGTCGATGACGGCACGGGTTTTCCCTCTTCGGCACTTTTGTCGGACGTTGCGAACGCCGTCGATTCAGTCCGTCCGGTCGGAACCACATTTTCCGTATCGGCTCCGCAGGTGCTGCTTGTCACCGTATCCCTGACCGCTCTGGTCACATCGGCGGCAACCAACGCCGCCATTGTCGCGAGCATTCAGACTTATATCAGTGCTTATCTCAACAGCCTGCCCATTGGGCGCGGTGCGTCGATAACTCGGATTGCACAAAACGCCTATCTGGCCGGGGCCGCCGTCGAAAATATCACGGCAGTCCAGTTGAATGGCGGTATGGCCGACATCGTCCCGGCGCCATTCACGGTTATCAAGGCGGGTCAGGTCGTGGTGACAATCAATGACGGGTGATTTGGCTGATATCGTCAATCGGCTTTGGATAGTGCTTCCCAACCGCTGGTTCTCCGAAACGAGTCCAAACCTACAGGCGCTGTTGCGATGTATCGCAACGCCCTGGGTCTGGTTCTACAATTCGATCCAGTACGTCATCGCGCAGACAAGGCTTCGCACTGCTACCGGACATTGGCTCGATCTGATTGCCACGGATTACTTTGGCTCCCATCTGGATCGGCAAACGAATGAGGGCGACGTTTCCTATCGCTCCCGGATTCAAGGCCAATTACTGCGAGCGGCAGGCACACGCGCGGCCGTATCATCCGGGATAACCGCCCTGACCGGAACACCCCCGCGCATTTTTGAGCCTGCGAACTGCATGGATACCGGCTCTTGGGCGAGTTCTGCTGGCCTGCAAGGGTCTGGCCTTGCATACGGGGTGACCGGCGGGTGGGGCAATCTGCACCTGCCATTCCAGTTTTTCGTTACGGCCACACGCCCCCCAACGCCCGGGGCCGCCTG